AAAACATCCGCCACTTCAATGAAGGTGACCTATACGCTTACAGATCTGAAGGAGAACTAAGATGATGATTAATTATACAGGGAAAAGTAAGGTGATAAAGCGGCTCTGCGAAGCGGTGAATCAGCTGACCACAGCAGAAGATGCGCTCTCGAAGTTTGACGCGGACGGGGACGGAATAGTCGACAACGCTGCCAAGGTGAATGGACATACTGTGAAAAGTGATGTCCCGGCGGATGCAGTCTTTTCCGACACCACCTATACGTTTGAACTGAGAGACGGGCAGCTGACGATCCGTTCCTCTGCGGGTACCAAGCAGGTGCTGACTCTTCCGACGTCAAGTTCAGGTGGAAGCAGTGGAGATGTCACGGAAGTGACCAAGCCTTCCTTTGACCATATCGAAAACGTAGCTGCTGTGACGAAACTTGCTCTTGATGTGGATGACGGAAACGGATTCATCACCTACAAGGCAAACAGCGCAGTTCACTTAAGCAAGGCATCGCTGCCCAAGAGCGATCCGGATATCCGCCTGAAGGTGGTCGAGGTAAAGCTGAGCGATGGAACTTTGTCAACGGATATGGATACCTATAATGGCTTCCGTTTTTACGCCACGACAGGAAAATGCATCATCGACAATGGAGATAACGGCACAACGAGCTATCCGGACGCTGACCAGATCGGGCATTTCAAATTTGCTTCCGGGGTGGCCAATGATGAGACGACGCTGATGGCATACAATCAGGCAACGCTCAAGTATCAGTACCTGCTGGTCTATGTGGAAGATTGAGAGAGGTGATTCCGATGGGTGATTTCATTTTGAAATACTGGATTCAGGAGCTGTTCGCAGTGATCATCGCTGTGATCACATGGCTTTGGAGACAGCTGCTGAAACGAAGAAACGAGAACGATGCCGTTCGGGAAGGTATGATGGCACTACTCCATGATCGGATCTATCAGGCATGCAGCTATTTCCTGAAACGAGGATGGTGCTCGATGGAGGATCGCAGCAATCTCGAGTATCTGTATAAGCCTTATAAAGCACTCGGTGGAAATGGAACCGGAGAGTCTTTGTATCAGAGATGTTTGGCCTTGCCGTTTGAAGAAGAGAAGGTCAGGGAGGATGAAGAAAAAATGAGCGGGACGGAAAGTTGAAGAACGCCGGAAATGTCCGCAAATGTCCAGGTGGCAGATGTGATACTGTAAAATCAGCAAAGAAAGATAATCAAAGAGCCTCGTGCGGGAACAACTTCCTGCCCGGGGCTTTTTCTATGGAAGGAGGAATGACGCTATGGACTTTGGAATCGCAAGTGTGGCAGCGATCACGGTGATTGCGTATCTTGTCGGCATTGGCTGCAAGGCATCTGGATCTGTGAAGGATGAGCTGATCCCGGTGATCTGCGGATGCGTTGGTGCGGTGCTCGGCATCGCGGGGCTGTATCTCATGCCGGATTTTCCGGCAAAGGATGTCATCAATGCACTGGCTGTCGGTATTGTGTCCGGTCTTGCAGCAACTGGTGTGAACCAGATCTACAAGCAGCTCATAAAGACAGGGGAGTGAGGGGAGGTGATCCTCGTATCTCGGCAGTCCCTTCCGTCAAAGGGACAAGGAACTACATGGCTCTTCGGGTGTCACAGCCCGGAGGGCTTTTTTGTTAGGAGGGAAAGATCATGAGTGAATACAGAGGTATTGATGTCAGCCACTGGCAGGGAGCCATTGACTGGACAAAGGTAAAGGCAGCCGGTATTCAGTTTGCCATCATCAAATCGGGCGGATCCGATGCCGGATTCTATACCGATCCCAGATGGGAGGAGAACTACAAAGGAGCCAAGGATAATGGCATTGCAGTCGGAGCCTATTACTTCGTAGGCCCGGGATGCATTTCGGCGGCAGATGGAAAAGCGGATGCAGAGCGTTTCCTTGCACAGCTCAACGGAAAACGGTTCGAGTACCCAGTGTATATCGATGTTGAGGCGACTCCTGCATCGGCTAAGGCCGGTGCGACAGAGGCAGCGATTGCATTCTGCAGGGCGATGGAAGCGGCTGGATATTATGCCGGGATCTACAGCTCCACCTATTCCGGATTCCGCGACCGACTGGATGATTCCAAGCTCACGCCATTCACCCATTGGGTTGCACAGTATGCAGCCAAATGCACCTATGGCGGATCCTATGGAATCTGGCAGTATTCGTCATCCGGACAGGTGAACGGCATCGGCGGCAGAGTGGATATGGATATTTCCTATCAGGACTTTCCGTCCATCATAAAGAGCGGTGGATTCAACGGATTCACGAAGCAGAGCGGAAATACGCAGACTGCCATACCGGTTCAGCCGATGAAGTCAGTGGATGAAATTGCCCGGGAGGTTCTGGCTGGAAAGTGGGGTAACGGAACGGATCGAAAGAGCCGTATCACATCTGCAGGATATGACTACACAGCCGTTCAGGCAAAAGTGAACGAACTGCTTCGCGTAAAGAGCAAGCCGCAGGCAGTTTACTATACCGTGCAGCGAGGAGACACGCTCTACGGAATTGCCAGAAGGTATGGAACCAGCGTATCTGCTATCCAGAAGCTGAACGCCTCCCTGATCCGGAATGTGAACCTGATCCGGGTGGGATGGAAGCTGAGGGTGAAGTAATAGCAGACTTGACAAAATCTGAAAATTTAGTAAGATAAAAATATAAAAGGGCGCCGCCGATAGACGGTTAGTCCTAGTTTAAGCTAAAAATAGCCGTTACCTTTGGACTGGGGCGGCTATTTTTTATGCTTGAAATATCGCTCAATTGCGATTCCAATTCCAATACATGTAAAAGTGTATTCGATGAGAGTCATCAAATCTATTACATTCATGGGCATCCCTCCTTTCATAAAGTCAGGAGGGTGACATAAATGCCCTCCTGCATAAGGAGGACTAACCGCCTACCGTTTCTGGCAGCACCCTGGCTCTGCTTTCACAGAACCTTTTCCACTATAACAAACAATCAAATATTCAGCAACACGAATCCTCAGAGAAGAAAAGATCTCTGGGGATTTTTTATTGACCTTCCTTCTTAAATAAGAGCAGGGTTCGTTGCTATCATACACAATTTACCCCTCTTTATAAGGCCGGTTTTTCTACGTTCTTTCTTATTATAATACGTTGCTATTACGGCCCCTCAGAGGGAACATGTCACTACCAAAGGAGGAAGCGCAATGATTCAGAAAATCGAACATCGGAAAACCGTGAAAAAGATTACAGCAGAAAAGCCGAAGATCCGCGCTGCCGCCTACTGCCGGGTATCCACAGCGCAGGAGCTGCAGGAAGATTCCTTTGAACTGCAGATGGAAACCTATCGAAAGAAGATCGAGAGCAATCCGGACCTTACGCTGGTGGATGTCTACGGGGATCTTGGTCGGAGCGGCACACAGATCAAGGGGAGAAACGAATTCCAGCGCATGATGAAAGACTGTCGGGATGGAAAGATCGACCTGATCTATTGCAAGAGCATCTCCAGATTCGGAAGAAACATGGAGAACGTCCTTGCTTCGATCCGCGAGCTTCAGAAGCTCCATGTCCGGGTGATTTTCGAAAAGGAAGGTCTGGACACGAAGGATCAGCAGTCAGAGATAATCTTCGGCATCATGGCGACGATCGCAGAAGAAGAGAGCCGGTCGATTGCAGAGAACCTGCACTGGGGCAGGAAGGCGAGACTGAAGAAGGGAAGACCTTATGGCGAGGTCAGCTACGGCTATCGGGAGAAGAAGGATCATACCTGGGTGATTTATGAGCCGGAAGCGGAGCGGGTACGGACCGCATTTCGAATGGCGCTGGACCACCATAACTACACAGAGATCCGGATGGCTCTGCAGGAGATGGAGGATCGGGATGGGACTGGACGAACATGGATCCAGTCCACTTTGCAGTATTTGCTTGTGAATCCCTACTACACGGGAAGCTACATCAGCAACAAGACGATCGAGACGGTTGTCGGAGGAAAGGGCAAAGTCAGAAGAGACAACAGCGGTGAGAGAGGACAATTCATCATTGAAAACCATCATGAGCCGCTGATCAGTAAGGAAGATTTTGAAACGGTAGAAGAGCTGGTAAAAACGAAGGCTCTGTTCACGCCGAGAAACTGGAGGAAGCTGCATGGAAAGTGTACAGATCAGAAGACCGCAGAACCGGCCTGAAACAAGGAGAACGACAAAGGCTGCCGGAGAAGAGAAGCTGCGGGTTGCAGCCTACTGCCGTGTCAGCACGGACAGCGATGAGCAGGAGACCAGCTTTGAAACACAGGTCGAAGTGTACGAGAAGAAGATCCGAGCCAATCCCGCATGGGAGTACGCCGGGGTCTACACGGACGAAGGAATTACCGGGACCAAGGCATCGAAACGTCCGGGCTTTCAGAAGATGATCAAGGACGCGGAGAACGGAAAGATTGATCGGATTCTCACGAAGTCGATCAGCCGGTTTGCCCGGAACACCCTTGACTGCATCGCTTACGTACGGCATTTGAAAGAGCTTGGAACGACAATTCTCTTCGAAAAGGAAAATATCGACACCGCAAGCACCTATTCTGAGATGCTCCTTACGGTTCTGGCTGCATTCGCACAGGAAGAATCCAGATCCATCAGTGCCAACATTACCTGGGGCGTTCGAAAGCGTTTTGAGGATGGGCAGGAGCGCTGGGCGAAGATCTATGGTTACCGGAAGAACTTTGATACTGGCGAAACCTACATCGTTGTAGAGAATGAAGCAGAGGTTATCCGGCTGATTTTCAGCCTCTATGAGAGAGGTCTTTCCACAACAGAAGTGGGCAGGGAACTGGAGAAGCGGAAGATCCTCACGCCAGCAGGAAAAAAGGTGTGGAACGGAGCTCTGGTGCGTTCTATTCTTGTAAACGAGAAATACTGTGGAGACCTGATTCTTCAAAAATATGTGACGACTGATCACCTGACGCATGCCTTTGTAAAGAACGACGGCGAAGAAGCACCAATGTATTACATAAAAGACCATCACGAAGCGATTGTCTCGCGGGAACAGTTCAATCGGGTACAGAAAATCCTCGAATACAGAAACAGGAAGAAAAATGGATACGACACCTATCCACTTGGAGACAAACTCCGCTGCCCCTATTGTGGAAAACCGATGATCCAGAAGAAGATCCTCGTGTATAGGCAAAGCCGCGGATGGGTCTGCCCGGATCATAACTTTCTCATCCATTCGAAGCATGTGGAGGAAGCGATACTGTCAGCTTTTCATGAGGTGGATCGCTTGGTGCTTACAAAGATTCGGGAGAAAGGAACTCCGGAAGAGATAAAGGCGGCAGAGGCATTTTTGGAAATGCTTGAGGAAGACATTCATACATTTGAATTTTACTGGGTGGATGACCTGATTGACTACATCGATCTGGGGCTGCACAAGGATATGGAAACAAGAACGTTGACCGTCCACTGGCGATGCGGCATTGTCACCACGGTACCAACCAACGTAGATCCGGTGAAGGACGATCCTGAGAAGCTGGCGCTTACAGATAAGAGATGCTATGAGAACCACCGAAAGTGGTGCGAGAAACAGAAAAAAGAACAGGATTTGATTGAGAGAGAGGCGTAAAAACCTCTCTCTTTTTTTGCCATCAGATGGAGGAAAGCCATATGGAAACAGGGGAAATGAAGGTATCCTATCGGAAATCGATCCGGGAATCCCGAAAGACCCGGACGGCTGCCTACTGCCGCGTCAGTACCAACCGCGCCGATCAGGAAGACAGTTTCGAGGTCCAGAAGGAATATTATGACAAATACATCCAGAGCAATCCGGAATGGGAGTACGTCGGGATCTATTCTGATAACGGCATCAGCGGCACCGATGCAAAGAAGCGTCCGGGATTTATGCAGATGGTGCAGGACGCGGTGGATGGAAAGATTGACCTCATTCTGGTGAAGAGCATTTCCCGATTCTCCCGCAATGTTGTGGATTGCAAACACTATGTGGATCTTCTGCACGGAAACGGCGTGGACATCCAATTCGAGAAGGAAGGGATCAGTACCAAAGATCCGACCGCCTTTCTGATATTTGGACTGATGGCAGTCATTGCGCAGAGTGAGAGCGAATCCATCAGCAAGAACATGAAGTGGCGCTACCAGCAGGCCTTTGAGCAGGGAAAGTACTCGCTCGGGAACAACCACATCCTTGGCTACAGCACAAAGCAAGACGGGACGATCTACATCAATGACGATGCATGGATTGTCCGGAAAATCTTCCAGATGTTCCTTGCGGGCAAGAGTTACTCCACCATCGCGTCAGCGGTGAATGCAGCCGGTGGACACAGCGTGACCGGCAGACCCATGACAGCGGAGACCGTGCGGGGCATTCTGAAGAATGAAACCTTTGTGGGAGATAAACTTCTGCAGAAGCGACCGCCGAAGAACTTTCTCACGCATAAGCCGGATCCTTCCGTGGATTACGATTCTTTTTATATCACGGACGGACATCCTGCGATCATCGACCGGGACACCTGGGATCAGGTGCAGAAAAAGCTGAGTGACCGGAAGGAAGAGCAGGAGCGAGGAATTTACTCGATGCCCGGAAGAAGCAGCTTTCTTTACGGCAGAGTCTTCTGCGGAAACTGCGGTGCTCTGTACAAGAGACGGAATTCCGGAAGCGGGGAGCGCATGCATAAAATGTGGGTCTGCATGGAACGCAGAAAAGGGAAAAAGGGAAACGGCTGTAAGAACCGGACCGTTGACGAGACGGAGCTTTTACAATCCATAAGTGATGAGCTGGGCCTTCCGTGGAAGGACACTGACGCCTTTCCCAGAGAAGAATTTGAGTGTCAGATCGAGAAAATCCTTGTCTACGATGATCATTTTGAATTCATAAAAAAGAGCTGATCTTAGGTACTATTTCCAAAAAGAATCTGTGGTCGATAATTGTCTTGCTATGTACCCTGATTTTGAATATCGTGGGTACTGCAGAAAATTCAAAACAGGCCTGATTCTGCTGGAAAAGGAGACTATGAACCTATTTGACATCGATATTTACAGTTACCACATGAGCGATAGAGAAGAGTTTGTCGCATCGGCACTGCTTTCCAATCTGAAGCATCTTGATCCGGAGGACGCAAGAAAGCAGATTGAATCGGTGATAAGAAGAAGGGAGGATGGAGACTTCGAGATCGAAGGAAAAGCGCTCACCAGCCTGATTGACCAGACCGTTCAAAGCGATTATAAAGAACTCATTGACAGGACCAGCGAGGAGTACAGCGCCTTTGCAGCGGTTGTCCGGGACGTAATGAGAAAGGCGGACGGTAAAAAAATCGTAGAACACATGAGCTATGCATTTGCTACCTTTTTGAAAGACTGCTATACAGCTCTTCAGTAAAAATCAGGTTTCCTGGCGGTCCAGTTGAGCCAAGGGTGCAATGAATTACGGTTCAAGGGTGCAATTTCAACAGGGGATTGCACCCTTGAATTTTATCAGGAATCCAGTAAAATAGCGGCTTTGCGGGGTCAAGGGTGCAAGGGTGCAAGGGTGCAATGTGTGTGAGGGGTTGCACCCTTGATTAGTGAATGCACTTGTCATAATCTTTGCTGAGATCAGAAAGCACCATCAAAAGGAACGAACGTTTCTTCTCGTCAGCTGCTTCAAATATCGGCATGACCTCTTTGGTCAATGAATCTGTATGGTAATGATCATTCCCAAAGATCAGCCGGTCAATCCCGGTGCCCAGCGC